TTCAAGTGCCGCCGGAGGGCGACATGTTGTGCAACAAGTTTCCCAGAGGAGTACAAGGTCTTGCCAAACCAGAGACCAATGTTGTTATTGGACCTTTTATGCAATCAGTGTCAAAAGCTCTTGCAAAAAGTTTCATGGATGGTGTAGAAGATGAATGGCCACGTTTTGGTTACACATCCGGCGCCACTCCTGAACATATTGGTAAATGGTACAAGTCCATGAAGGAGAGGCATTTTAATTTCATAGAAGATGACTTCAGCAGTTATGACGCGACCCAAGGAAAAGGTTGCCATGAAGCTGAACTTGATTTTTTCAAGAAATTTAATCCTCCCGACATGGCCTGGAAGGCTTTGAAATTCCAAGCCTCTACTAAGGGCTATGGGCATTTTCATGAGTATTCAGTGGAATATACACGTAAAAGTGGCGATCAGAATACATCTATAGGTAATACTTATATTAATTTTTTAGCCCATGCTTATGCAATTCATCTATATGATAGGGAATACCATGTGACGACTGACTATTACATGATAGGTCTTGGAGACGACAACTTGTTGGCAGTGGATGTACCACTACGACAGTTGTCTGTTTTCATGAAATATTGTGAAACGGTCATTCTGAACATGGGTTTGAAACCTAAGATGAAAATTAGCAACAATGCGCCAACTTATTGTTCTTGCGAATTCGTACCATTAGAGGATGGAAATCAACGAGAACAATGGTTAATGGTCCCACAAGTTTTAAGGATGATATGCAAAATGGGGTTTACCCATTCTAGCATAGGATCATCCAGTGAGGCTAGTCGGATGAGGCTTAAAGGTAATATGTTGGGAATGAAATCCCTGAGTGTTATGCCCGTGTTACGTTCTTATTATAAGTACTACACATCTTGCCAGGGCAAAGCGGACGAGGAATCCAAATACAACTGCCATCGGAAAATGAAAGCGAATGACTATAATATATCTGATAACACTGAAAAGTGGTTTCAGGATACTTATGGACTTAGCTACATTGAGATTGGAGTTTTGGAGAGCTATATTTATGAAATGCTCCAACAAACTAATGGCACCGCATCGTTGTGGAATCATAGATTTATTAAAACTATGATTGACCACCGACGTGCAGTGGTAGGTTAAATCCCTATAAAGATCAGAGAGGGTGTGGTAACCCAGGAGTGTGACTAACTCCATCATCTCAGTCAGTAATATTTTATACATGAGTCAAAACAAAAATGCCAACAAACCCGTTCAAAAACCCGTTCAGTCCAATGTTAAGTCATTTAGATCCCAGAAAGTTCCTAAGGCCTCGGGCCCAGCCCGCTCAGCCAATCCAATCACGGACCCGGAGGTCGCTCAATATTTGGCGGCCACTATTGATCCTTTTTCGGATGCTGCAGTCGGTGCTAGAATTTGTGATATCGCTAATGATGCGACCCTAACCGCTAAGTGTGAGGGTGTCGTTAATCTTGTATCTAATTCCGCGGGGACATGTTCGTTTCTTATTTCAGCCAATCCAGTGGTTAGTGTCATAGATCTGACAACATCATCCATTACAGCGAGTCAATCTCTTTCTAACTATGGCAGTAACTCACCATACATATTTGCAGCTGCTAACTTCGGTAATCTTTCCGGCGTTATGTCATCTGCACGTGTCGTAGGTGGTGGTTTCCGCCTTAGAAATCAGATGATTGCTACTGCATGTCAAGGCAGAGTTATCTGGGCTGAGTTACCTACGACAGGTGACGCCGTCGGATATACCACCATGTTGAATGTAGGTGAAACATCTAATGCTGCATATACGCGTATGACAGGCCAAGTTATTGGTTCTACTGCTACGAATGCGACAGGTGGTGCTCCCGCTTCCATATTAACATTTCCACATGCAGGAGAATTCTCTATGCAAGACATTATTGCGAATACAATGGAATTTGTCTTCCGTAAGGCCTCTTACGACTTTACTAGATTTCACAATACCAATACTGGCAGCACTATAGACAGTGGTGTCAATTATGGTACTGGACTCTCATATAGTAGTGCAGGGGTACTTACCCAAGATAATCAAGACTGTGTCAATTATGAAGGCTACAATTGTTTTGTGGTCACCATTACAGGTTGTCCTGTTAGCACCATTGTTGCTGAATTAGAATACATTTACCACCTGGAAGGTGCTCCTCCTACTCCTAGCTCGGCTGTTGGTTTGGTCGTTCCGGACACTGAGTCAAAAGTAGTAATTAATACCGCTATGCATCAGAAAGTCGTGGATTTATCGGCCATGTCGACTCCAGTTAAGATGGTTGAAGAATTCCTTGCTGGTAATTATATTGAATCAGCCAAAAGTGCATCTAAGTTCGGATCACAAATCATTGGAAAGAAAGCTACCAGGCAAGTTAAGGATTTTATGAATAATTCCGTTTTAGCTCGCACTGGTCTTTCCCTTTAGGATGCTCAATCACCCATATTATTAATTGCGCACGCTTGTTCTTGTGACTGCAAAAATAAATATATTACACCGCCTTGTATGATAACATACAACAATAGGCCGTTAACTACGGC